AATGCCGTCGCCGTAGCCGTAGCCGTAGCCGTCGCCGTAGCCGGAGCCGTAGCCGTCGCCGTAGCCGTTGCCGGGATTCAGGAACTCGGCGATTTTGTCAGAAAGATTCAAGCTTTCCATTCTTCCACCCCATCAATGCTCCGCTCCGCTTCCGGCGTGCAGGGCAGCAGCTCAATTGCGTCGAGCAGCGTGATGCTGTCTACACTCACCGTGAATTTGCATCTTGCCGTGTTTTTAACGCCGCTCTTTGCCAGCTCCAGCAGAGATGCCGCCCCGCTCCAGTACCAGAGGCACCGGACATTCTCCATCTGAACCTCCTGCCCGTTGCGGCCTGCGATCTCCCCGTAGAAGATGCCACTTCGGTCACATCTCACGATGTATTTCTGCTTCTTGTCCATAGTTGTCATTTCCTTTCTGAATGTAATATGGTTGTGCGGGAGATCTGTGTATTCCATTTTCTCGTTACCTCCTATTGCTCACCATCTATGTGCCGTGGTATCCACCGTTTATGATTCCGATATACTCGGTTATCACGGTCTTTCTCCCGGTTGATTCTGTCCCGCTCCTCTCGGAATGCTATGTATTTCAAGCAGTCACTGTGACACAGGGTGTGACGTTCCGGGCAATTCTTACAGGGTGCATTCATACGTCCACCCCGTAAGCCCGGAGGAAAGGAATCCTCGGTATCTTCGTCCTGTTCCCAACAACGGAAACAGGGAAATGAAGCAGTTCTGGCTTCTGCCTGGCTGCCACTCGGATCAAATCCGGGCTACAATGCATCACCTGTGCGGCCTCTGCCGGTGTCAGGTTTGCCTTGTCAAGCCCCTTGATTTCCTCAAGCAGTTCCGCGTCAGTCATCGTCCTTTTCCTCCTTTTCCTTCTTCTCGTCACGGTTTGCGGCTTCCTCCAGTGCCCGGTAAAAATAGCCCTTGTCAAACTCGCTCAGCTTCGGCAGTCCTTCCTTGATGGTCTCTGCCATTTTCTTTTCAATTTCAGACATCGTGTGTCCCCCTTTCGTTGTTGTCGATTTATCCTCTCGTTTTTACATGTATGAGGAGCGCCACACCCACCGCCCAGGGCCTATTGCTCCAACCAAATGCGCATGGTGTCGGTCTCTGCGGAATATTCAAATTTCAGAATGTTTCGATCTGCATATCCTAGAACCGAATCTTCAAACCACGATCCACTGACCACCTGGTGCCCGGTGTAGAATATGACAATCTTTGTACTGTCAAGAATCAGACGATCCGTGTTCTTCAACAGCCATTCCAGTGTCATTTCCATTCGATTTGCCCCCTTGCCCCTGTGTTTTAACGTGGTTATATATTATATCAATTACATTCAAATGTCAAGGTATTTTTTGAACTTAATTAAAAAATTATCTTGATTTATTTTATCATCGTGGTATAATGGTGTCGTGGACAAATGGGAGGTGATACCATAAACGCAAGGATAAAAAAAATCAGGAAAAGCGCCGGAATGACCTTGCAACAGCTTGGGGACAAAATAGGCATTACGCCAACAGCACTGTCAAACATTGAGAACGGGAAAACAAACCCATCCAACCAGACCGTCCTGTCTATTTGCCGAGTCTTCGGCGTGTCGGAGCATTGGCTCCGTACCGGTGAGGGCGATATGTACGTTAAAAAGTCCAAGGATGAGGAAATCATGGAGTTCTTCAACGACGTATTACAGGACGAACCGGAATCATTCCGTCGGCAGTTTGTTTACAAATTGTCGAAATTATCGGAAGCAAGCTGGCAGGCCATGGCACAATTGGTTGTTGAGTTGACAAAAGGAAAGGAGTAGGGGCTTCCCCCCTGCTCCTTTTGCATTGAATTTGTGTCATTTTGCGCCAATTACTTGAAAATCGCTTGCCTGAATAGTATGATGGTTTTAATGTAATCTACACTGTAAGGTGTAAAATAAAAGGAGGAAATCCCTATGAAAAAGCAACTGGCAAAAATCACATCGGCGCTGCTTACAGTGTTGATGCTCACCACGTCCGTATTTGCCGCATCGGCAAGCGATTTTACGGATGTAAATCTGGATGCATGGTATGGCGATACATTGACCTATGCCGTGGATCACTCAATGGTCAATGGTAAATCTGCTACCACCTTTGCGCCCTATGATACCATGACACGTTCCCAGTTTATTGCGGTCTTTGGCCGTGCTATGGCCGGCAGCGGAACCAATACATATAAGTTTGCCGATGTAGACAATAGCGCCTACTATATCCCGTACCTCTACTGGGGCGTTGATAACGGCATTATTAACGGCACCGGCGATACGACCTTTTCCCCCAATTCCCCCATCACTCGTCAGGACATGGCAACCATCGTTGGCCGTGCCATCGGTAATCTCGGTCTGAACGTTGCCGCAGGAGATAAGATTGCAGACGGCTTTCAGGATGCTTCTGCGATCTCTGGATATGCACAGCCCAGTGTTGAGCTGCTCCGTACCCTTGGGATCGTAAATGGTGACAACAACGGCAATTTCAACCCGAAGAAAAATATGACGCGCATCGAAGGCACTGCGGTGCTGGTTCGCCTCGTGCAGCAGATCCAGCCTTCTGCAACTCCTACGGACCCCACACAGTCCCAGAAGAATGCACTGGAACGGGCAAAATCCTACTTGCGTGTATCTGCATTTTCCCGGACTGGCCTGATTGAGCAGCTGGAATATGAGGGGTATTCGACGGAGGATGCGACCTATGCTTCAGACAATTGTGGTGCAGATTGGTATGAACAGGCACTAAAAAAAGCACAGAGCTATTTGCGGAGTTCATCTTTTTCTTATACCGGCCTGATTGAGCAACTGGAGTATTCCAAGTTCACGCACGATCAAGCTGTCTATGGCGCTGACAATTGTGGGGCAGACTGGTATGAGCAGGCTGTGAAGAAAGCGAAGGATTATCTTGATTACACGTCCTTTTCTTATGACGGACTGGTGTCCCAGCTGGAGTTTGAAGGGTTTACCTACGACCAGGCGGTTTACGCCGCCAATCAAACCTACCAGTAACCCGTAAAAAAAGGAGCGGGATTCCCGCTCCTTTTAACTATTCAACCGAAAGCCTCAGCTGGATAAACCGTAAGATCAACCACAGGCTCCGCTCATTTTCGCACGTATCAACTAATCGCTTGATTTCCTCTTTGTACGCATTCATTTTGTCCTCCAGTCACTGCACTTTATGGATAAGCCGTCTTCTTATGTAAATTCTTTCCGCAAACACCGGCGGCGGATAATCCTCATGGCACTGCATCATCTCGCTCACCTCCCGCAGTGCTGATACTTCGAGTATACCACGCTTATTTTTCCAATCAATACCATTTTTGTGTTCTTTTGATGCTCTTTGCGGCTCAAAAATTGCCAGAGGAGATGATAACGTGAGCAGAAATCAGATAGCCCTGATCCGTCAGCTAAAAGTCATGCGGGAGCAAAAGGGGCTTACCTACCAGAATATCGTAGACGCGTGTGAACTTGCCGGCGAACCGGTTTCCATGTCTTCCGTGCGCCGGATTTTTACTGCGGACGATGAAAGAGCCGAGGAATTCCGCGTATCCACCCTGCAAGCCGTGGCGCGCGCCGTAATCGGTGACGGCTACAACCCGGATGTAACGCCACCGGAGGATATAGCAGCGCTTCGGGCGCTTCTGGCAGTCAGAGAAGACGCAGACCGGGAGCGCCAGCGCGGAATTGATGCACGATCCGCCCAGATAGACCGGATGCAGACCACCATTGAGGAGCAGCAAGCGGAAATAAAACGCAAATCCAGAACCATAAAGATCATGATTTTATGGGCGGCAGCTGCAACCGTTCTTCTTGTCCTAGTTGCCGCCGGACTGATTGCTTATATGATCTGGGATATGTTGCATCCCGGGATCGGAGCGTTTGAGTAAAAAAAGATGCCCCCCAGTGTGCCAACCGGGAGGACATCATGCAGATCAAAGGGAGGATCCAAAAAATATGGAGGGAATCTGCGCATTTATTGTAACGCAGTTCCTCCATACTGTCAATAAGGATGGAGGAACTTTATGCAATGCAGGAAATGCCATTCAGAGGCACCGGAGGGGGCTAATTTCTGCCCAAAGTGCGGGGCTAAATTAACTGTAACCACAAGCGTAAAAAGCCGTGGAAACGGACAGGGGACGGCCATCAAGCGAGGGAAAACGTGGACAGCCGTATGGTCTGCCCCGCGCTATATCGGTGATGATGGTAAAGTCCATTATCCCCGGAAATGGAAGGGCGGATTTGCCACAAAAAAGGCCGCGCTGGCCTATGCGTCATGCCCTCCGGAAACTGTCGTAAAAGTGCCTACACTCCGCGAGTACCATAAAACATGGCACTCATCTGCATTTACCAAGCTTGGAAAATCTAAGCAAACGGCCTATGAGATCGCTTGGAAGCGTTGGGAGGGCCTATACGACAAACCCATAACCGAGCTATCCATTGGAGATTTGCAGGGACAGGTGGACACTGAGACCTCCACATACTACCCCGCACGGGATATGAAAACCGTAGCGTCCCACCTCCTGAAAATGGCCGTTGCAGAGGGCCATCTCCGGGCAAATCTGGCGGAATATATTGAGCTACCGCCGCTGGATGAAAAAGAGATGACCCCGTACACCGAGGACGAGATTAAACTATTCTGGGCGGCATACACCGCCGGTGATACGTTTGTGGGCTACATCCTGCTGATGATCTACACGGGCATGATGCCGGGGGAACTATTCATCCTGAAAAAGGATATGATAGATTTTAACAAGTGTGAAATTCGGGGGGCTGGCCTCAAAACCAGAAAGCGGAAGGAAACGGTCATGGTATTTCCACAGTCCGTCGCTCCCGTGCTCCACGAACTCTGCGATTACTCAAAGAGCCGGAAAGATTACGTCCTCTGCATGGATCGTGACAAGTTCTATCTGGAATATCATAGAGCTGTAAAAAATGCCGGATGCAGAGACCTCCCGCCGTACTCCTGCCGCCACACCACCGCAACTGCGCTGGCTCTGGGCAATATTGCACCGTCCGTAATTCAGGAGGTTATGCGCCACACCAAATTTACAACGACACAGCGCTATATCCATCCAGATACCGCCGCTTCTCATGCCGCCGTAAATCAGATGGCGGCAACGTCTGAGTAGCATCGTTGTTAGCAAATCGTTAGCATATCCCGAATTTTTCTTGTAATTGCAACGATTTTTTCACCCCTGCTAAGGGAGTAGGCCGGGAAACCGGCGCGAGGGTTCAAATCCCTCCTTCCGCGCCAAAAGTACCGCATTTGCACTTGGTTTTGTGTAAATGCGGTACTTTTTTACTGTATTTGTTTGAAAATCTGTGCTTTGAAAATCCACGAGGAATCATGCAGGATCATGCTGAATCAGGCAAAAATACAGTCTATTGTTAGCGTAATCGTTAGCACTTATCCCACGACAATCCCATGATAGTATGCTGCCAGTTTGGCTTCCGGCCCCGGGCCGTCCTTGTCAAACAAAAACGCCTTTGCGAGGTCGGCGTAAAACTCTACCTTGTTGCATCCGTGCTTTGTTGCCACGCTGCAATAGTCCGAGTACATCATATTCATGGCGGCATTCCATCCATTCGGTGTAATGTGCTCCATTACTACCCCTGCGGTTTTTGCCGCGTCGGTGGTCTGGGCTACTGTCCAATGTCCACCGGTGCTACCATCATCGTTTTTCATGTTGGCATTCCATGTCTCCAATGCTTGATCGTCCAGCTTCTCACTATGGCATACACAATGTTCCATGTCATTAACGTGTTCCCAGCACTCAATCATAGCATCAACGGCGGCCATGGATCTAGTCCCGATTGGCTGATCGAGGTATTCCGCCAATTCGTGCTCCAACTTGGATTTATACTCGCTCAATTTGGATTTCATGGCGATCACCTCACGCCAGCTTTACGGCGCTTGCGCATACATGGGAAACCGTGCCTGCTACACCGCCGAGCGTCGCGCTGATTGTTGGAGCGCCATTGCAGCACACTGGGACATATATTGTAGTCTCTGCGTGGAGCGTGTACACAGAGCCAGCGGCTACCGTTTCCTGCGCATTGAGGCAAGGGAGCGTTGCCGTGTCCTTGAGTCCCTGGAGCACCGCCACGCCAGCAGCTGACGGTGTGAAGGTCACGTCATAGGATACGCGGTAAAGTCCAGAGGCGTTGATCCGGAAGCCCCCTGTGACTGTATCCACAGAGCATCCGGTATCAGTGTTGAGCACGCCCAGCACGGATACGGGGGTGCCGGTGGCAACAAACGCCTGTGATGCGTCGTTATAAGCGTTCTGGGCGCTCTTATAGTGGGGATTTTTAAGATTTCTGTTGCAGCTCATATTGTTCTCCTTTCAGAAATGCCCGGGGCAAATCCGCCCCGGGCTTATCGCTGTTAGAGCGGTTTTTGAACGTTGTTATGCACACCCGCAGCCGCTATTGCAGCCGCAGAACGGGGAAGGCCCGGCGGTGTAAGTGTAGCCGTTGGGATAGCGAACCACACCATACATGCGGTTGTCAGCCTCCAGAGCAGAGACCTTATCCCGCAGGCTCTGGATCTCGTTTGCCTGCATCAGTGCCCTGGTCTGCTCACCCTCGGCGTGGATCGCCGTAGTGATGTCGCAGGTCTGCCGGTCAATTTGTGCGGACAGGTTTGCGGTGGCCAGCCGATTCTCGCAGCAGCACTGAGCAATCTGAGACTGGATGGCATTCCCGGTCTGCATGATTGTGGTGTTGGTGCCAGCCTGCGCCAGTGCGACCTCCTTGCCGAGCTGCCCGATATTGCCCTGCATCTCATACCCGAGGTTGCAGATTCCGTTGCCGAGATTTGTCAGCCGGTCATTGATCTGGCCAAACTGCTGTCCATAAAGGATCTCCTGCTGGGATGCCGCCGTGGCGTACTGTCCATACTCTCCCTGGCGGTTAAACCCACTCCAACCTCCGCCCATGATGACAAACAGAAACAGGATGATGATCCACCATGCACCGTTACCAGCCATTCCGTCAGCGTCCTTGGTCACAGCCGCGAGATCGGACAGAGAATAATTTTCCATCATATCACTCCTTTTGTAATTTATATAATCCCGTTGCGCACCGGGGTTATTTCAAAAATTTCGAAAATTCTTGCGCTTGCGATTTGAGCTGATTAAATTGCTCCTGCGACATTTGCCCAGAGGCTAGTAGCTGCTCCACCTGTTTCCGTGCGCTGTCTGGCGTCATTCCTGCTGCAAATTCGCGGAATTTGGAAATCATAGATATTGGGTTATTTGGCCGGTTTTGGCTTTGCGGCAGAAACTGGTTCAGCGGATTTACCATTTACAATTTCCTCCAATCGTTTAATTCGGTTTTCCAAATCACCGACAGATGCCGTCTGTGCGTCCTGGTGTGGAGCTATATCAAATGCTCTAACCGTTTTGTAACCGGCTCCGTCGGTCTGACAGAGCCAAATCAGCGGTGCAGTATCATCCATCACGATAGCGCTGCTATTTGGAGCCATTTGGAGCGCCTGTGCTCCATTCTGGCCGTTTACGTGGATCACCTCTGTACGCTGTGGCTGTTGGTTGTATCCGCCATACTGGTTGCCATACCCTGTATAGCCACCATATTGATTGCCATACGGCATATATCCATAGGCCATATTGCTCACCTCCTGATTTAATGTTAGCGCGTATATCTGCCAACCGGAATGCGCAGATATTGCTCAAAAAATATTCAAAAAATCTCGAAAAAAGGCTTGACATACTGCCCATTGGGCGGTATAATATAGACAGTTAATAACAAGGGGGATCCAAAAATGGAAGAGCTGGTTTTGAATGCGCTGATCGAGAACAACAACAAATACTGTGTGTATGGCCTCCGCACGGATGACCGTGTGCTCAATGTTGGGGACGAGCTCGGGTGCTCCCGTGATCTGTACTGGGAAAACACAGAAGAAACCTATCTCCCAGGCACCTGCGCTACCGGCTTTGGCTACCTCTGGTATGACGAGGATGACATTGATGAGGTGCGCAAGGCGCTGGCGCGTCAGCAGGACTATGACGGCGCACACATGTATCTGATCGCCGGAGAGGGCGAGGGATATGGAAACGACCCGCAGGAGGTCATTATCAGCCATGCAGTCGTTGTTGCAGTAATCAAATGATATAGCAGGACATCAAAACGTAGACCATCAATAGGAGGAAATCAAAATGACACTAATGGAATTAACTAACCACGAGGCAGGAATCATCGTTTACAGCGGCAACACCGTCGGCGTGTTTAACTGGGGGAATTGTGATGACAACCAAATCCCGGTACTCAGCCCACTCGGCCTCCCAATGCCGTGGCCTGAGGCCGATGACGTGTTTGAGGATGTGACCGAGGCAGCGGTTAAGGACATCCGCACCGTAATTCCCGGCCGAATCTGGTTGGAGGATGGAGAAGCGGGAACGGATTTGGACATCATATATGATGAGGATGGAGACCTTCCACGGCTGTTTTTAGAGCAGCTGGACGATTTTGAATATGAAGGCTATGTGTACACGTTAAAAGATGGCCGTAAGATTATCGCCCCGGATATGTGGGCATAACAGGAGGTGCGCAAAATGACCCCAGCTGAACAGATCAAATCCATCCGGGCCAGCACCGGACTGTCTCAGGTTAAATTTGCCGCAGCGTTTGGAATCTATCCACGCACACTGCAAAAATGGGAGGGCGGTGAGCGGAACCCTCCGCCATACTTGATCAACCTCCTGCGGATCGCCGTGGAACACACGATGCTGAGCGGATAATGGTATCCGCTGGCAGACAAAAATAGCGCTACCAAACGGTAGCGCTATTTTCCTAAATCCTGTTTATTTTCTTTTTTACCTTCCCGGAAATTCTGCAGATTCCACCCATGGAATAATCCAATTCTCCGCAGCATTCATCCAGCGTAGCCCCGCTTGCCCTTAGATCAAAAAACGCCATTTCCGTGTCTGTAAAATTACATAAACTTCTAAATCTATCTAATTCCGGCTTTGTGTAGTCTTTGATCTGCATTTTTACCTCCAATTACACTCGATTAAATATGATCATAGCTCGCACTGTGCTTTCAGGCATATCCAGCACCAGATTTTCTCCTTTGCCGGACTTGCCCTTGAGCTTTCCGGCGGCGATCAAGGGGTCAATCTCCTTTCGGTAGTAGTCCGGCAGATCGGAGAGCAGATGGTAATACCGCTCCATGGGCCGGAGCTTTCCGTCTGCCCCCAGTCCCACGATCCGGTTCGTCATCATCTTGCCGTCCTCTCCCAGATAATAAGTGCCGGTGCTGTCCACTTTCCATGTATCCATCAACATATACCCCTTTTCGTCAAAATAGTACCATTCGCCGCCGATCTGCGCCCAGCGGCTCTTATAATAGGTAGTTTCGGTATCCACATACCACCACCCCTTGCTGTCCTGATGCCAGCCAAGGGTGTATTTTTTCCCCAGCAGCGCCGTGTTTTCCAGTAGATTGACGTCAAACCTGCCGGAACAGCCCGGAATGGTGTAGCTGCTGGAATACTGCCAGATGTCATGCCCCGCCGCGCTGGCCGTGCTGGAATACTGGGCATACCACTGTACATACCCGCCGACTTGATCCATGTCCACATATTTGCGGAGATAGTCCAGATTGTAGTATGTGCCGGGGGTGTACCCCGCCGCCTTGATCCGCTCACAAAACGCCACGGTATGGGCATTAAATGCGTCCTTGCCCAGCGTCACGCCCTGCTTTTTTGCGTAATCAACAGTGTCATATTCAAAATCAAAAAACACCGGTAGCGTAATTTGATTTTTATAGGCCGCCAGCAGCTTGATCACATAGTCGGCTTCCTGCTTTGCCCCTGCAGCGGTCAGCGCGTAGGAGAAATGATAGATGCCGATGGGAATACCCTGCGCCGCAGCTCCTGCCATATTGGCCGCGAACTGTTTATCTACATGGCTCGTGCCATAGCCGGTGCGGATTACCGCGAATCCGATACCGGCCTTTTTTGCCGCAGACCAATTGACCACACCGTTATGCTCAGAAACATCAATGCCGATGATTTTAGCCACTATAACCGGCCTCCTTCAAAATGGCCCTCCGGGCCTCGATGTCTGCGGCATACTCCGTGCGGATGCGTGCCACCTCAGCAGCATCCATGCCGCAGTTGGTCACGAGGTCGTTGTCAGTAGCGCCGTAGGCCATGGCCTTGATAGACTCCATAATCTCAGGTGTGTAGCTCATATGTCAGTCCTCCTTTTTGGCCTGCTTCGCAATTTGGTTAATGCCGGTGGCCGCAAAACCAGAAACAGCCCCGATCGCCGCCGCCGTAATGGGATCGTCCGCCGGGAAATCCGGCATGATGTACAGAGCTGTGATGCCAAGCACCAGACCCGTAATTCCGCAAATAACCGGGATCCACTTGTTAGCCAGCCCGGAGGCTTTAACCCCCTGGCCGATCAGATAGGCGAGCACGGTGATAGCCGCCACGCCCGCAATGCCGAAATCCATGATTTTGCCCTCCTTAATCGTTGTGTTTTTCTGCATCTTCTAAATCCTTGATTCGGTGGTTAATCACCCTGATTTGTTCCTCAACCACCGGCACGCGCCGTGCGAAATTGTTGTGTTCCCTGACCTCACGGGTCAGCTCGTCAATTTTCGTCTCCGTGACCGCCTGACTTTTGCTGTTGGAAATCAGGATGCCAACCAGAGTGACACCGCCGGTGATAACCGCCGTGATAACCGCGCTTAAAACGTCGCTCAAGCGTTTTCCTCCTTTTGCGCCAGCTTTTCTGCCAGCTCCGTGTACTCTTCTGCGGTCAGCCGGTCAGCTGCCAGATAGGCGTCCATTTTGTCCTGCAGCCCATCGGTTTTCCCCCGCGAGATCAGCAGCAGGCACAGATTTTTTACACTCGTCATAACGTTTCACCTCCATTCAGCTCCAGCATGCACAGCCGGTACTCATGATCCGCCGTCAGCTCCAGTATGGTGTCCTCGGTGCTGGGCGCAGCATCCGCCGCATATGGCGTGTAGATCATCACGGCCTCATAGTCCTCATCGGCATAAGCAAATTTGGTCACGTTGTCGATGGGCACCGCATCCGGGCGGATGCGCACAGTCTCCGTGAGGCTGCCCTTTGCGGCATCGTACTCGGTGATCTCTTCCATGGATTCATTCAGGATTATCATAAGCTTCCCCCTTTACACGCCGCAGGCGTAGATGTAAATATCCCCTTTATAGGATGCTGTGCTTGTGGTTGTCACCAGCTCCAGATAGGCGTTCTTGGTGACAGACGTCCCGGAGGACGGTGTGGACGGGATTCCCCAGATCGGCTTGGCGTAGGCACTGCGTACCCCAACATAAGCCGTTGGATGCCCGGTAAATGTCACCGGGTAGGGGTACGGGATGATGCCGGAGCAGAACAGGCTACCAGAGGCAGACGTAATCTCCGTTTGGATTGAGGTGCTGAGCCAGCACTCCTTCTTGCCGTCGCTCCAGATTCGGTATCTCCACGCCCCGGAGGTGCCCTCCTGAACGACATAAGATGCCGGTGCCGGGCGCTCATCCCATGCATACCACTGGCTGTTGGTGTAGCACCGGGTGGCCACATAGCCGCTGCCCGTATTGAAGCTCACGAAGGTCTGATAGATCACGTTGCCCGTGGGGCTTGTGGTGACAATCAGCATGCCGGTGCCGCCGTTTGGGGTGTTGGTCACCGTGGTCTTGTTCAGCCAGTACAGCCCAGCGCCTGTGTAGTCATTGATGTTCGCGGACGAACCGGACACCATCTGATCCAGCGGGGAGGCCGGGCTGATCTCCACCCATTTCTCGCTCCACTTCCCCGTGGCGGCGTAGTAGGTGCGCAGCCACCGGCGGCCCAGCACCGGCTCGTATTCCTCCAGCTCCACGGTGATGTGCTCACTGCCGGTGGGATTGCTGACCGGGTACACCGTCCGCCGGGCCCAGAAGCCCCCGGAGGTCACGGGGCTGTTCGTCAGGGTAGAGGCGTCCTCGGTCATGATGGTGGCAGGCTGGTTTTGCTCCGCAGTCAGGGTGTTACCCTCCCCGGTGGCAATGGCAAGGACGTTGGTGGAAACCTGAGTATCGTAGCGCCGCCATGCCCCGTAGGGGATCAGCCAGCGCTTGTAGGCGTCCGCCTCGGCGGCGCTGGCGGCGGCGGCATTGGCGCTGGTGGCGGCGTTGGAGGCGGCAGTCTGGGCGGCGTTTTTCAGCTGCTGGAAGCTGCTGATCTCCGTCTGGGAAAGATCCGGGTCAGCAGGCATGGCCGAAGACTCCACGTCCAAAACAAAGTTCGCGCTTCCCAGGACATAGTCCCCCTTGGTCACTGTCAGCTGGCACTCCGCCAAGCCCTTTGCCGCCGTCATCTGCTGGGTCACTGTCACTGTCACCGTAGAGCCGGAAGCCGACGCAATGTAGCTAAATGCCTTGTGGTCCGCTTTGGTGCCATCAATGGTGACCGTGGCCCCCTCCGGCACATCCCATAGCATCCCGCCGCTGTATAGCTCAAAAGTCAGGTGTCTGGACCCGGCATCATATTGGCTCACATGGACTATGGTCGGGACGCTGCCACCCGGGATCATGTCAAGATTGTATTTTTGATTTATCATTCTGCTCCTCCTCTCCCCGGCGAACCCGCTGACGCTGGGCTTCGCCGGGGCCCCGAAAGCTGACAGCCCCCTTTACACAAAGGGGCCTCTGTACCGTGCAAAACTGCCTACCGTTTCCGTTTTCTGCTCAGGCCCGGTACTCCATTCAACTAATATTCGTCCACTCGTCCCCCTCGCTGCCCCTCCGGAACAGCCGCCCGGTGATATACACCCCGGCGCCCTTGTCCCCGGAGGAGGTGATGAGCACGCTTCCGGCCTTGCCCGTGAGCTTCGCCACCCCGGTTTTTGTGACGTAAACGCTGTAGTCCCCGGCCTGAAGCCGGATGCCGGAGCCTGTGGCAATGGCATAGCAGTCCCCGGAGGCGTTGCCCACGCCGATGCCGCTGGTGGTGCCGGATTCCGTGGCGCCGGTCATATAGCCAAGGTATCCGCTGAGGGTGCCGTCCGGGCTGTCATAGGAGGAAATGGTGCCGGAGGTGGAAAACTCCCCGGTCTCCATGTTCCAGAAGTTCTTCCCCCGGTCATCGGTGAGCACCCCGGCGCGGATTAGACTTGCGTTAAGTGTCCCGGTTGTGATAAAGTCTGCGACAATGCCGCCTTCCAACGTTGCGCCGAGTGTAAATGGCCCGTTGTAGCCGTTGGAACTGGCACCCCATCCGGCATAGTTCCAACGCCACACCTTTTTTGCCTTTGCCGGGTCATCGTTGTCTGCGATGTATAGCTCGTCCGGCATGCCGTCGTTGTTGGTGTCCAGCAGCCGGACCGCACCACCAGACGCGCCGAGGATAGCCGCCGTCAGCTGCATCACCGCTGCACGCATGGTGCTGTCGCTAGGGCGCTGCTGTATCTCTTGGCCCTGAGCCACGATTGTATCAGCTAGGGTTGTCCTGGCATCTCCAATCTCTAGCTCGTCGTATCGCTCGGAGAGCACATCATACTTTATCCCGACGCACTTAGCGACAGCCGACACACCAAGTCTTGGAAACTCAACCGTAACGGTGTCGCAGGGGCCGACCTGCTCCAGCATTGCGATACCCTGGTAGTCCTCGGACTGGTCAAGCGGATAAAATGCGACGGACAAGGAGACCTTTGGGACCCCAATGTTGTTGTCTTTGATATATCGCTCCGCTCTAGCCTTTAGCTGGTCCTTTGTCGGTTCATCTTCCCACTCCGCCGACAGATCAAGTGGGTATATCCTTGTAAATCCGTACGACCCCGGCGCACTTACGATCCTATCGTCAAGTTGCACGATGTTGCCATCCACATCAGCCCAAAAAGGGTATACCCCGGTGTATACAGCCTCGCAGCTTTGGTCTTGCGTCAAGCTGGTCATATTTTTACCGTATCGGATCGCCACCCCACGGTCATACCCTCTCTGCTTGTGTAGCTTGACCGTCCACCGGTCAAACTCATACTCCCCTCCGTATGTGTCAAGGATCCCGCCCTGTGTGCCTCCCAGCAGCTCCCAAGCGGACGTTGGCACAGACACTTCCATCTTGGCGACAGTGTCCTTGTCTGTCCAAAAGTCAAAGGGGCAATCCGTCACAGCATTTGTGCGTAGGCCATTTAGCGCCGCCGTCACGCTGGCCGCCGTGTACGGTTGATCCACAATCCCCATCAGGTCGTAGGCCACATGCCTTGCATACACAGTGACCAAGCCGTCAAGCGGCTTACTGATGTCGTACACCCTGTATGGCTGAGCTCTGGATTGCTGATCTGGGGCGGCAAGGATGATTCTGCGCAGCTTTATCTCGTCAAAGTGTATCCCATCCATTGGGTACACCAGTTCAAGCTCCATCTCGCCATTTCGGCTCCATATCGCGGTGGCAGAGACGCAGCCGCTCAGCGCCCCAATCCCGTTGTGGTCAAAGTCTCTCTCATTGGCATTGTACAGTATAGGTGTCATATCGTCCACCACCTTGGTACAATCTCAACCTTTGACACCCCGCCGGTCCATGACACCACATTATCTCCGCGTGTGAGCCGTGGGAAGGTTGGCGCATAGATCGATGCGTTTTTATTTGCCACTCCCTTGTAAGCATTCTGCGTGTCACAGTCCAACGTCACGCTTCCGTCGATGGCTTTTATCGTGACTGTATCCCCGCCGATCGTTACAGTACCGGCTCCAGTCCCGTACACGGTGACCAGCGGCAAAGCATCCATCCACACATTGCGCAGAGTGGATGGCACGGTGAACTCCACGGGGATTTCCCCGGATTTTAAAAATCGTTGTGGTTTGCAATCAAATTTTATTTCAAATTCTCCCGCCGCCCAGTTTGCGCCAAGCCTTTCCGGGGCCAGCTCTCCGACCATAGCCGCCAGCCGATACTCGTCAGGGTGGTAGGTGTCCTCAAGTCTGTGGTACCCAGTCGGAGGCAGCGCAGCGCAAAAAGCGCTAAACTTTTGTGCAAAATCCCGCTCAATCCCGCAGGTATACGACACGGTAACGTTGTGAAATCGTCCATTGTCATACATCAAGGCGCCATCCCGGCCAGGGATGTTGACATATGACACGTCTCGCTCCGCCCTCGGGAAAACTCCGTCGCCGGAAATGATGATCCCATAATCCGACGTTGAGACGCCGTCAAAAATAAATTTTTTACGCAAGTGCCGCCGCCCCCCTCCGTACCAGCCTGCTCAGCCTATCTGCCACAGCGTCCGCGATGTCGTTGACATTTTGGCCGGATGCACCATACACGTTAATCACAGGTGCAATGGTTGTGTTTTTACAGCTCCCAGATGGCCCGAGTGCTGCCATGCCCCCGGTCCCGACGCCGCCAGTGATCTTGGTGTTTAGGGCTCTGATTGCTTTGGACACCATGCTCTCGTTGTCCGTGATGCCCTCCGCCATACCAGCGGAGATCATCTTGCCTACCTCATCCCGGAAAACTCTGGACGGGGAGTGTACGCCCAAACTTCTCTTTGCTGACGCCAGTGCATTCTGTGCCGCCGCATTGGCTGCCTGGGTGATAAGGTAGCTGCCGCCGCGTACACCATCGGCCACGCCAGCGGAGATGTTGTACCCAAGATCGTACCAGCCGCCAATCTGCATAGCGCCACGGGCAGCATAAATCACATTGCTTGCCGCTCCGGTGACGGTGCCGCGCCCGGAGTAGATGCCGTTTGCCAGGTTTACCGCAGCGCTGTTGCCCTCGGCGTAAAACGTGCCCATCATGGCCTCCCACGCGCTCTGCACGGATGTTGCCAGGGTCTGCCCAGCGGCCCGTATATCACCGGTCAGAGACAGCAGCCCTGCTCGTATCCTTGTCCCGGCATTACGGCCAGACTGCTGGAATCGTCCAGCTTGTCCTGCCCAAATGGTGTTGACCGCCGTCGCCAGGGTCTGCCCAGCTTGCCGGATGCTGCCGGACTGAGACATCATACCGGCTCGGATGCGGGCGACCGCAGTAGACCCCGAATTTTGAAATTTCCCGCCGTTGCTCATCCATACAGACGTGGTAGCGGTGGCCAGGTCCTGGGCGGCCCCGGTCACTTGTCCCTCTCCACTTGTGATGCCGTTAGAGATACCGGTTGCGATTGCGTCTCCCAGATTAGTCCAGCTGATGCTGGCCACTGCGGAGTGGGCCGCCATGCCGAGGTCTTTACCCGCTGCCGCCACGACGCCGGATTGTGACGTGATCGCGCTGGCAGTGCCACCGGCGATTTGCTGGCCTACATCGTCATAGCTCTGGTTGCCCGCCGCAGTCAGAGCCTCCTGCCCGATTGCCGTACCGGCCTCTCCGGCCAGATACTGCTGCATATATATACCGGCGGCATAGTCGCTGGTTGACTGCTCGCCGATCTGGCTCCAGATGTCAGCGGCCTCTTGCAGTTTGGAGTACCCGGCATTGGCAAAGCTCTGGACCTCTGCCGCATACTCCGGCCCCATCTGCGCGAGATAGTTGATGTACGCCATCACATTGGTGTTTTGGTCTGCGTACGCCTGTGCCCACATGTCCGAGAGGTTTTGGCTCCACTGCTGCTGTGCCTGGAGGTTGTACTCCAGGTTGGACACGATCTCGTCTGCCGTCAGGGCATTTTCATTCTTGATGCTCTGGAAGTTATTAACAACACTGTCCCGCATGGACTGGACGCCGGAGGCGAACTCGTCAACGCTGGTGCCGGTCTCGACCAGATATGCAGCCATATCAGATAGGGTGCCGTCAATCTCGACGCCCATCTCCCCGTATGCCTTCCCGAGCTCCTGAGTGGTCGCGGCAACCTCCAGCATTTTAAGCGCTCGCTCCGTGTCTGCAACAGTCTGTGCATTTGCCGTGTCAGTATACTGTTCAGCTTGCTTTGACAGGTCCTCGTATGCCGCCGTAAGATCACCGCCAGCGTTAATCGCATCATACGCCGCCGCCCCGACATCAGCGAGGGACTTCGTGGCGGCCGCCTCCGCGTTGGCCTGTTGCTCCGCCGCCTCTGCCGCCTCAAGCTGGTCCTCTGCTAGTGCCATTGTCCCAGTCTCGGCATTGTGTGTCTCATTCCAGTACGCGGTCATCTTTCTGGCAAGGACGTCCTCTGACACCCCAAGCAGTGTTGCCGCATCCTTAGCTGGGAGGAAACCGCTGTTTACAAGGCTAATAACCTTTTTTTCATATGCAGTCGTTTCCGCTTGCATTTCCGCAAGCGCATCAACAAGGTCGTTGTAGCTATCTCTAGTGCCATCGGCACAAATAGACGCGTCTTCCAGCTCAATATTGCTGCTAGCGGTTGCCTCCCCATTCTTTTTTGTCTCAGCCGTGACGCTTGCCATAGCGCTCTCTAGCCTGTTCTCGGCATCCACCAATCTTTTTTTCGTTTTTTCGATTTGGTCTTGCTGATCCTTTTGGTCCTCTAGCGATTTCCTGTAGTCCTTTGCCCCAGCAATTACCTCTGCATATAAATCCTGATTGGAGCGCTCCTTCTCGAGTTCGGCCAGCTCACGCTGCGTATTGACGGTCTTATCAAGCTCGGAGTTGTACTCCCCCTCAGCTGTTACCGCTCCACCCGTTGCATCGGCCAGCTCAGACCGGACCTCAGACATCTCGTCTTGGATTTCCGCGTACTGCTCTGCCGTAAGGCTTGATTCTTGCAGTTTCTCCCGCAACTCATCGTACCGATTTGCAAGTGTGATGATGTTGTCAGCTTGCCCAATTTTTTCCTCCGCAGCCGACATGGCTTCCATGTGCTTTTTGATCTGGATTGCAGGGTCAGTAGCCTTGTGGATTGCGTCTGAAAGTGCGATTACGCCGGTTGTTGCCGCAGCGGCACCAGCGACGGCCAATCCTGCCGCACCGGCAGGGCCGAGCGCTGCCCCGAGAGCTGACGCCAACCCAGACCCTCCGGCTAATGCGTTTGTAAATTTACCGGCAGTCGCAATCCCGCTCCCGGCGACGTTGACGAGCTTACCAACACCGCTCGTCGCAGCCCCAATGGCTGTAGTCACGGGGCCAATGGCTGCCACAAGTGCGCCAGCCTTGATGATTCCTTGCTTGGTAGCACTATCAAGCTTCCCAAATTTTTTAACCATCTCCGTTGCGCCCTGGATCAGCGGCGTGATGGAGGGGAGCATCTCACGGCCAAAGGTGGCGGCGAGGTTGGCCGCCTCAGCTTGCAGAGTCCGAATGGAGTTTGCCGTGCCGTCTGCCGTGTTTTTGTAGTCGCCTTGTGCGTTTTTGGTCTTTGCCAAAACGTAGTTATAGCGGAGCGTGACCTTTTCCGCCTGGCTCATGCCGTCGTACACGAGACCGAAGTCCGAGGCAAATTGCTTGAGGTTGGTCTCCGTCATGACCACGCCGAGGGTCTTGAGAGACTCCGTCTCCCCGGTAAACACCCCCTTGAGGGCGGTCATTGCCTCGTCGATGCCGATATTTTTAAAGCTGGACAGATCACCGGCAAGCCCAGCGAGGCTTGTAGACATGCTCGCCGCCTCTTCGGTTGTAAGGCCCATAGATGTGCCCATGTCCCCAAAGAGCGACGTAGCCTCAAGGGCGGCACTCTCAGACATGCCAAAGCTTTCCGTTGCCGTTTTGGCCCACTCCTTGACCTCTCTAGCATTACCCTTAAACGACGCCTCTACCTTGTTCAGGTTTTCCTCATAATCCGATGCAAATTTTACAGCGGCCGTCCCAGCGGCAGCAAGTGGTACAGTCAGGCTCTTGGTCAGGCCCTTGCCGACGCTGCTAATCTTGTCCCCGGCGTCGCTTACTGCCTTCCCGGCCTTTTTGACCTTCTCCCCGGCCTCCTGCATCTTATCACCGAGAGACTTTGCCGCGCTCGTGGCCTGCTCCTCCAGCTTTTTGAGCTTTTGCTCTGTATCGACAATCTCCCGCTGGATGGCCCGATACTGGTCGGTGCTCATCTTGCCGTTTTCCATCTGCTCCTTGGCCTGTTTCTCGGCTTTGTGGAGCTCCTCCAGCTTGTCCTTTGTCGCGGTGATGCTCTCGGCCAGCAGCTGCTGTTTCTGCCGCAGTAGCTCCGTGTTGGTCGGGTCCAGCTTCAACAGCCGCTCCACATCCTTTAGGGCTGTGGATGTGCGGCTTACCTGGGTATTGACTTTTCTGAGGGCGTCAGTAAGTTTTGTGGTATTGCCGTCGATCTCGACGGTAATGCCTTTTATTCGGTTTGCCATCTCTTGCCCTCCTAAAATCTATCAAAATCCGCCTGGTTGGCAACGGGCGTGTAGTCCTCACGGTCGTTTGAGCTTTCCGTGATTAAGTCCATCACCATACCCACCTCCAGGCGCTCCAAATCCGCCATAGATAGGCCAATCTGGAGCGCCCGCAGCAGGTATACCGCAGCGTTTATCTCTCGGTCTGTCCCCCGGCCTTTTTTTTTGAGGTTGACGTGGTCACAGACTGACGATTATACAATGCCATCACATCCGCGAGTGCAGCGCTGATGTCGTTTGGAGCAAACTGGGCCAGCCAGTCTATCATGTCATCCTCCCCGGCAGCGTCAATCACGCCGTCGGCCTGACGAGCCATGACGTACCCAAGCCGCGTGATCATCTCCGTAGCCGTCGCATCGTCCATGTCATCCGATGCGCTCTTTGCAAAAAAGCGCAATATGTCCAGATGGAATACCCGGCGGAACAGGTACGGCGTGGCGGCGTTGGCCAGCATATCTACTGCGACATCGCCAATTTTAACAATATCCCGCATACTGCCCTCCTATTATGCCGAGGCGGTAGGCTGGTAGACCTTGGTATACCAGCCGTTGTAGGTGGTGTCGTCCGTGCCGTTGGTCGTGGCATCAGATGTCCGCGCCTTGACGATGTTTTTCTTCAGCGCATCGTCATACACGCTGGTCGCGGTGATCGTCATGCTCTCGGTCTGAGGCTCGATTGTGTCCTCGTTGGTCTGTCCAGACACAGATGGCCGTGCGGCGGTGCATCTATACAGCACATGCCGGATCGCCTTGACGTCGCCCTCAAACTCAAAGAGGAGGGCAAAGACGTTGGTTTTAACCTCGGTGTCCTCGATCATTACGTTTTTGCCGTCTTTTGCCTCGCCGAGAATTTCAACGCGGAAGTCCTCGGGGATGATTGCGCTCTCAAAATCGCCCTCATATCCGCTGTTTGCAGCAGAGTTAAAGTATACGATTCCGTCGGCGTAAAACGGGGTGCTGTCGCCCTGGGCGTCAAGGGACAGCGACACCGCACCGGGCCAAGCCTTGACATCTCCATAAGTCGCGGTGCCGTCCTCTCCGATCGTGGCTTTTGCCCAGTGGACGTTCCGCAGGTTGTATTTAACTTTGTTAGCCATCTAACATAACCTCCATCTCATAGCGCTCCTGATACATCTGCTCATCGTCGATGTAGCTCTCATACCTCGCCCAGCTCATGCCATACTTGGCCATCGCGGCCTCTGCCAGCTGTTCCGCGCGGAAGTCCTTGTTGGGGAGGTATAGCTCAATAATCAGGGTCTCAATTTTTTTATAATTTTTGCCATCGGCATACACTGGGTTGTCACCGGGAAAGTAAAAAATGGCGTATGGCGGTGTTGGGGCTTGCCCCACAGGGAATTGGTAGTAAGTGTGCCGTCCACCTATAGCGGCAGCCACATCTCCGACCATGTGGTTGATCTCCTGATAGGTCATCCCTCAAGTGCCTCCTCCACCAGCCCGAGAAAACGCTTCTGGGCCTCGTCATTGGCTGGCGCAATGTGGACATGTGCAGGGGTGCGGCCTCCCGTGTGGTTAGCGTGCCCATGCTCCAGCAGATGTGTCAGCCCCGGCTTGATGCGGTTATACACCACTGTGCTAGAGTGTGTCCGCTCTGTCTCTGTCTTTGTAATCCATCCTTTGGCATAATCCCCGGTGTCTTTTGGTGACGTGCTTCTTAATGTTTTTGCGGTTTCCTTCCCGACCTTTGCGGCGGCGTCCTGGATTGCATAGATTGCTTTGTCTCCGTACTCGTCCAAAATGGCGTTTAGTGCGTCACTCAGGCCGCCGATTTTAACCTCTATTGTGCGTGCCAATCTTTACCTCCGCATATAGCTCCACCGTCTCTCCGGTCTGGTACGTCCGGTATATGGCATACCGTCTGCCGTCATATTCGGCAATCTGCTGGCCGTCGTATTCGTCTGAGCAGACGATAAACTTTAGCGCGGGTTTCGTCCCGCCCTGTCCGGCCTCATAGTACTCTTGCCGCTCCACAGATTTGACCCGGCAAAAAACCGTAGTCCTTTCTGCGTCGCTCCGGATCGGTACGCCGTACTCGTTATTCGCGCTCGTCTCCCGGATCAGCGTCAGCAAATCATTCCGCATTGCCAGCCTCCCGATGTCTCCGGATGCAGTCCGTCTGATACTGCCATGACGCAAAATAGCCGTCGTTGTCTCCGTCGGCATGGCGGTACATCACATACGCGATGATGGCCTCCTGCGTAACCGGGTCCGGGTCCTTGATGTAGGCCTCAGACACGCCTGCCCGCTGCATGGCTTGACAGGCAGCCTTAATCGCCATCTGTATCTCGCTGTCCAGGAGCTCGTGCGATATGCGGAGATTTTTTTTACACCGGGCCACCATCTCGGCCATCATCCCCGCACTCATAATTAGCCGCCGGTCTTGGGCAGATTGACCACGGTAAAGCCGTGCCAGGTGGTCACGTCAATGTCCGCGCTGGTCTCGCCCCGGATGGTAATGAGGCCCTCGGCAAACTTGTAGCCGTCGCTGTCCTCCACGGTCGTATCGCCAAACAGTGCCATTTCGGCGGTCTGGGGGTTGCCATAAAACATCGTTTTAGTAGCTGCCGAGGCGCTGGCGGTGGTGCCAGTCAGAGCCTTGATATTTTTGTTGAGGCAATAGCGGCAGCTCAGGCCGTTGTTGACCTTGATAGTGCCAGTGTTTGGGTTTAGGGTGTCTGGTACGATGGTATACACCGGCAGATACTCGTTTTTGCCCTTGATCTCGCCGAAGGCAAGCAGATCCTTCTTATTGAGGAAAAGATAGGCAGCTCCTTCGATACCCTCGTCACCGCCATAGCCTAGGACAATATTCTCCAGGGTGTCCTTGTCGATGGTAGTTACATCCAGAGACTGATTCAGGGTGGAGGCCAGGATATTGGTTACGGCAACCTCGCTGGCCTTTTTGCGCAGCGCGTCCCGGACAGCCGCCACAACCTTGCCCTCATAGTCTAGAGGGGACTGTCTGCGGATGTCCTTAGACACATAGGCAAGGGTAGCGTACATGGTAGGGGTCAGATCCACATAGGCAAACATATCGGTTACGTCCGCCTCGGTGGGTGCGGTGCCCTCAGTCTTAGCGCCAGCGGCGGCAATGCCGTCCTTCTGGTAAGCCACCCGGTAGGTTCCCATCCCGGTGCAGTCGGTGACCTTGATAAGGTCGATCAGGCTGGAGACCTGGGTCTCATACAGGCCGTTAATGCCGCTCACCTCGGTGGGCTGTGCGATTTTCCCGCCGGACAGCAGGAGAGAGCGGGTCTGGAACTGCGCACGGCGGCACTCCATAAACCGCTTCGCCCGCTCCTTGTTAGCGTTGGTCGGGGTCGGCACCACCTGGCCCAGCTTGTCTGCGAGGTTGGTCTTCGCCCGGAGGGCGGTCTCCTCCTTGATGAGCTCGTCCGCCTCTGCATTCAGCTCGGCACAGCGCTCAGTGGTGGCGTCGGGCAACTCGGAAAGGATCTCGGCCTTTCTGGCCTGGATTTCAAGCAATCTCTTTTCGTTCATGTTTTTCTCCTTTAGCTAAGTTTCAGTTTGATTTCCACCCGCGCTCTGGCAAGGGCAGCTTCCGCCACCTCCACGCGCCGCGCCTGAGCGTCCGCCTCCAGGGCCGCGTCTCGTCTTGCGCTGATGGATGTATCGTCATAGGCCGGGATGCTCACAGCAGAGACATCATAAAGCCTTTTGACTCGTCTGATGGTCCATTTTCGGGCCTCGCGGTCATAGGATTCTTCCGCGACCGTAAACTGGAAACTCATGCGGTCTACATACCCGCCCTGAATCTCCTCATACAGTTCCCGGCCCTCCTGAGTGCCGTCCAGTCTGGCCCGGATAAACAGGCCCTTATCATCCACGCTGAGGGTCAGCGTATGATTGCGCGTCCGCGCCATAACCTTGCCCTGATGGTTGTAATTAAAAATCACATCGTCCATGCGTGTATCGGCAAAAGCGTCCGGGGAAATCTCCTCCTTGTACTCATTCCCGTCCATCTCGAAAAGGACAGTCTCACGGTTAAACACTACCGCATAGCCCTCGACCCACAGCTCCTGTCCCTCCTCAGCGCTCCTGGTCTGGAAGTCAAACTGTCTTGTCTGGCTCTCCGGTCTCACCATTGTTATTTACCTCCTTGTTGTCCTCGCCTACCTGGTACTGGTTTTGATTGAGGGCGTTTACATAGTTTAGGCTTACCTGTCGCACGTCGCCGCCCTCGATCGGTGCCATACCAAACATTTCTCGGATCTCGTTGGCGCTCAACAGCCCGATCTCCTTCACCGCCTGGATCAGCTGAATTTTGGTGCTGTCCGATGACGTGGACAGCAGATCACCAGAAAATACGATCCGGTTACCCATGTCCCGCTCCCGCTGGGTGAAACAGGCATTTGTAAATGCCTGGCCCATCATCTCCCATATGGGATTGATGACGGAATCCATCCACGCCTTGCGGCTCTCTGGGCTGGCGGCATTTTTAACAATGTCCTCGCCGGTGCGGAAATAAATAAACAGGTTTTCCCGCACCAGCCGCATCTGCGCGGCGTTAGCACTGTAAGCGGTAACACTGAGCGGCGTGTAGCTCTCTGTTGGGTCGGTGGCGATAATGCCGCCGCTCCGGGCCGCAGCCTCAAAGCGTCTTGCAAAATCCTCTTGATTTGCCTGGACGTCTTTGGGGTCAAGCATCGCCCGCTTGATGGACAACAGGCCCCTTACCTTGTTGCTGACAGTCAGAGCCTCCATATATCCATCGTCGCTGCTCTTAATCATCGACAGTGTGTTGTTTAGGGGCTCGTTGCTATCCCCAGCCACGTCAAGGCCGTTGTAAAATTTACGCAAGATCACGGTGTCCTCGACGTTGACATACCGGTGGTTGCCCTCCCAATCGTCAAACTCAATTGCATACCCGCCGCCTACAATCTCGCGGACCTGGAATTTGTTGTATACAATCGGGATAAATGCCCGAGGGACTACCCGCCGCCCATCGACAGCCCAGTCCACATAGCAAAGCGCTGTAGACTTTGTCTCCAGCTGCGTGATGAGTTTATACTTGAGGTCGTACCCAGACATGAGCCAATTTGGCTGCTGGTTGAGCAACTTGGCGTATACGCTGTTGTGCTTCACGTCTTTGACGCGCCCCTCGGAATCTAGCACCACATGCCGTGCCTTGCCCATTGCCGCAGCGGTGGAAATGGCGTCAACGATCGCACGGACTGTCTCCTGTTCATACGCCTCTTTATTCCATCTTGCGGAGGCGGTCTGGCTAGTTACAGGACGGCTTGTCCACATTCTTGCCCGGATTTTTTTGAAAAAATCTGTAAACAGTCCCATACTTACCTCACATACGTTAAAAATTCTTCCTCGTGGTTTGTGTAACACGTGTAGGCGTTGAGCAAGCTTACCATGCCGTCAATCCGTTTGACGCTGCTGCTTTTGACCGGCTGTATGCTCTCAATGCCATCTCGGTTTAAGCTCTTAACCCCGGTGTTGAGTAGGCACCATCTAAGCATCGGGTTTCTCTGGTACACAACCCGGCGGTCTTTGAAAAGGCCATGTAGCTGTTTCATTGGGTACGTCCATGTATACGGCCCCTGTCTGATTTTCTCCATCTCAAAGCCGTAGCTGTCCATCTCTTCGCGCCAGTATCCAGATAAGGCCGCGTCATATCCAATCCACAGTGGGCGGATGTTGTATGTTTTGACCATGTCCAAAAACCACCCGGTCACGGCGTGATAGTCCACAGTAGCTCCGCCGGACAAGTCCAGCCATCCCTTCTCACACCAAAGTCTGTACGGGGCCTCGCCCTTCTTCATCTTCTCCACGTCCCCGGCCCGGCTCTGCGGCAGGAAGTATTTCTGGAGGACATAAAAGCACGGATCATCGGGCTTCCGAATCAGCAGCGTGGCGCAGGTAAGGTCCGTGGTGGCGCTCAGGTCGCATCCACCTATGGCGTAGCTATCTCGCAGCTCCTCCATGTCCTTGACCTCGTCGTTTACGGCCTCCTCGTAGGTAAGCCATGCCTCAGATGTGTTCTCTGGGATGTTAAAATCCTTGGTCAGCACCGTGGGTAGAAACGTCGGGTCGCGCTTAGCCTTCTCCACATTCTCTGCCAACGTCTTGATAGACTTAATTTTCCCCAGCCCTGGGTTTGCCTTCGCCCAGCACTTCGGGTCCGTCCATTCCTCCCGGCTGTCCAACTCGTAGATCAACGGCAAGAGGCGATAGTCCTCAAACCCCTCCACCCACATGGCCACGTTTGCAGCGTAGTTATACTTGTTGTCAAAAAAAGCCTCTCTCACAAACCCATTGGTGGAGATCAACCACGCCAACGGCTGTTCCCTTGCCGCTTGCGATTGGATCATCACGTCATAAATTTTGGAGTTTCGCGCCTCGTGGAATTCATCTTGGCTAAAAAAGTGCGCGTTGAGGCCGTCCATCGTGGATGTGTCAGAGGCGAGGGCCTTGATGATGCTAAAAGTTGCCGGGATGTATATGTCAGACTGCCGTTTTTTGCTGATGGCCGATAGGGCAGGTGACTGACTCCGCATGTTGGCTACCTCGTCAAAGATCAGCTTTGCCTGGTCCTTTTTGTTGGCTGTGCAGTATATCTCCGCTCCGGCCTCGCCATCGTCAACCGCAATGTCCCACTCAACAGCGGCTGTCTCTGTGGATTTCCCACATTTACGGCCCCGGATGTCGATCACCTCGCGGAATCTCCTTAGCCCGGTGTCTTTCTCCTTCCAGCCGTGCACTAGCTGTAGCTTGGCCTTTTGGAAGAGCTCCAGCTTGATAGGTTGCCTGGCTGTCTTACCCTTCGAGGTCCGGCAAAAGCGCTCAATAAATTGGATGTGCCGTTCTCCCGCCTTTTCGTCAAAGTAGTACGGGAATCCATCCGGTGGGGAATCCATCCATCCGCACTCTCTCTCATACACAGCCCGGACTTTCTCGGATACCACTTCCGTTCCGTCGAGGATCGCCTCTAGATATTTTTTAGGGTAGTTCATCCCGACGCCACAAACCGGAGGATTTCTTCTGCCGGATCAACAGCGGCACTGTCCGGCAGCATATCGCAAAGTTGCTTGATTACTTTGCTATACGTGTTGAGGCTCTTGTCGTAGATGTCCACAGCAGATGATTTTTTCAGGCCAAATTGAGCCGCCCCGTTTTGATAAGCCTCTATCATTCCGTCCCGGCTGATGATCTCCCGGGCCTCGTCTAGCAGCACGGCAGAAAAAGCCGCATTATTCAGCAGCTTTTCACACAACCGCTTCTTTTCTGCGGGTAGGTCATTAAAAGTCTTTTTTAATCTGGAGTACTCCGCCTTTGTTTTTTTATGTCGCTCGTCCTCCGAGTAGATATGCTCAAACCTTCCGTATTCGTCCACGACCTACACCCCCTTGTAAATGGTCAGTCAGTTTGAAAGAGGGCCCACCACCGGTCCCAACGCTTTTAGCGCGTTAAAGTGCCCCCCGGGGGGGCGCAATCGGCACCGGCTGGCCATCCTCGTCAAAATTGTAATCAATCGTTACGCCTGTCCGCTCTGCATAATGCTCAGCCTTGTGGCAAGTGTCGCACAGGCTCTCCAAATTGTCAGGATTTAGCGTTATTTTTGGGTCGTCTATATTGTCCGGCGTAAGGCGCACAACATGGTGCACATCAGTTGCCGGTGCCCCACACCTGCGGCAGAGATACCGGTCCCGCATGAGCGCATACGCCCTTGCGTCCCGCCACTGCGTAGATTTGTAAAAGGATCTGGCAAAATTCTTCATCGCAAAATAAACAGATGTTCCTCCTTATTTTGCGCCCCCTATTTCTATCCCGCCGGGGACTAGCGGCACCCGTATGCGTCCGGGCTTACGCTTTGCCCGGATTCCCGGGCTATGTAACAGTTCGGACAATCTGCCCCGCCCCGTTGCAGGCTGACGGAATCGAACCGCCATGACGGCTCGTTAATATGCCGCCAATGTAAGAACATTGCGTCAGCATTTTTATTTTATAGAGTTTCGCGTGATACGTCATACACACATTTTTATACAAAAAGCCGGAGCCACAATGGGCCCCAGCTTTCATATTGCGCCGTATTCTCGCAGCTTATCCCGGTAAATTGCAAGCGTTTTCCGGCTGTATCCGTAAAAGTCCACCCTTGTTACCGGGATATAGTGGATTTTCATAATTTCATCGTAACTTGTGCCGCTCACAATGGAGAATATAATATCTTCCGCGATAGCTTGATTGGCGGAATATGCAGAATCGAATAACAATAGCCGCTGCTCGTAATTCGGTTCTCTTGCTAAATATTTGATATATTTTTCCTCGCCGTGTTTGAATCCATAATCTCTGTAGGATTTATCTCGCATTCTCATTCCGTTTATCCTCCAGTGCACAGCCAGTGGCCCTTGTTTCGCCGCTGCAATCGGCGAACGCTCTTGCTAAATCATCAATCACATTGAGCGTTTTCATTTCGTTCGTACCCGCTCTCACTCTCCGCTCCTCCAACCAAATGTGTACTTTAAGTAGCTTCAAGTAGTTTATTTTTGGCATCTTCAACTCGATCATTCGCAATTGCAAAATACTGTGCATTGCGTTCGATCCCTATAAATTTCCGGCCCTCCAATACGGCGGCTACTCCGGTGCTCCCGCTACCCATACAGTTATCTAGGATCACCTCGCCCTCGTCCGTGTATGTGCGGATGAGGTACCGCAATAGATCGACCGGCTTTTCCGTCGGGTGCATACCGGGCCGTTTGGGTGTGCTGGCAAACTTTACAATATCGATGGGGTAGCGTGTACCGTCCTGGTTGGTCGTTACAATATCTCGCCCAATGTTGTGATAGTTGGCGCTACCGGAAGACTGCCGACAGCGGTAAGGGCGGAACCCAGTCCGCATTTGAGGATGATAGGTCGGGAGCCTCTGGTAAAACACAAGTATCAGCTCATGTGCTTTCATTGGCATTTTTCTCGCGTTGTGGAAGCCGGTCGCATTTGACTTTTGCCATATCCACTCGTACCGAAACCATTTTCGGTTACTCTGAATAAGCTCGGCGGCGAACGGCTGTTGTGCAAACAGCAGCACCGCCCCCCCAGTTTTCACCAATCTCCGGTATTGCGCCCAGAGCGGCGCCAGCGGGATTTTGGCGTCCCACGCATTAGCCGTCGTGCCATATGGCAGGTCGCATAAAATCATGTCAACGCTGCCATCCGCGATCTGGCTCATCTTGTCGAGGCAGTCCCCGAGCATCATCTGTACATCGTCCATTTTATCCTCCATTTCATCCTCCGTATATTTCCTCCGGCATCTGTCCATCGCTTTATCAATTCGTTGCTAGTCTAAGCAGTCCAACTCCATTACAACTCGGAGCTGGGCCCCGCGCCGCCCATCCATTGCTCGGCCATTCAATGCGTCGCCGAGCGATTCCGTTGCTTTTCTTTGCTGCGCTTAACCGTTGCTTTGCAGACCTATGATTCGCTATTCCATCACACTTCATCACTCTGCAATTCCTTCGCGCTGGGACGCGTTGCGATTCCATTGCGTATCTGTGTTTGACCTTGCCGTCGCAATTCTAAGCGCTTCAATTCACTTCCTTCGCAATTCAGCGCGTATCCAGACTTCGCGCTTCCGTTGCACTGCACATCCAAGCATCGCACTTCCTTTGCGTCGCAATTCTGATCCAAGCCATTGCGGTTCTATGCACTGCTAATCCTTTGCTTATTCCGTGGTTTCCTCCCAGGTAAATCTGCCCATTCCGGAGTTCCGCCACTGCCCAATGCCAGAGAATACGCCGTAATCTAGCCATTCCCGCACCAGCTTTTCGTGGGAATCACTCAACATTACTACGGTAAATTCACAGGTAGCCCCAGCAAGAATCATTTCAGAGCATGCAAGGCTGATGCGTTCGCCCTGTGCCGTGCTTGCCCGGAGCGGGCGCTCCAGCTTGCCGATCTCACCGGCAAACTCCACCGGAATCTGCCTCGGCATTGGGAAAATCAGCTTGTCGATTTCCTTTTTGTAAGCTTTGATCTTCTCGGATTCGGATCCTTTTACCTTCCGCAGTCCGCCGCATGTGTCCTTAAAAAATCCCTTGATTTGGTAGTCGTACAGGAATGGCTTGCCGTCCTCCGTTCGCGGAAACACCGTCATTCCCTTCTCCGCCACGGCGTCAACGCCAAGCGCTGAAACCTCATCCTCAATTGATGCTGCATCCGGGGATTTGCTCCCGATGAAATCGCGGTAGATGTCCTCGTTGGACGGGGCTGTACCAAGCAAAGGCTCGGTAAACGTGAGTTTTACATGGATTTTTTTCATTTTTGTTTTCCTCCAGTCGTAATATCAATCCCAAACGCCTCTTTCAGCCGTTTGGCAGCATGCTTATTGATTCTCTGCCGTTCCCAGTAACTTTCAATCGTGCTAATACCTACCCCTGCAACTTCGGCGATCTCCCGCCATTTGTGCATGGATTTCAGCATTTTCGCCTTCTGCATATCCAGCGCAATGGTTGTGCAATAGTTTTTTCGCTCCACTTTTTTCTTCGCAGAAGGTTCTATCCCACGTTCCCTTGCCAAGAGTGCCCATGCCTTATCAGTAACCATCGCCGGATCATCCTGCAGCAATGATAGCTTATCCTTTGGGTTCCCGGGCATCCACTCAGTGCAGTCGGCGTCGGACGTCATTCTGTCCAAACTCTCACGCCCTGTCCTCTGGTAGTGCAGCCATATCCGAGAGTGATGGGTAAGGCATAGGGAATATCCGCAGTGCAGCCCTTTGTTACTTCCCGCGTTTACAAGCCTCCAAACACATGTTCTACAGCTTCTTTTTGGCGCTCCCATCACTCACCTCCTTTCAATTCCGCAAGGAATGCCTGCAGATTTTTCACAGATCCTTTATCATCCGTGCCGGAATTGGCATCGTTACTAGCTGATCCAAATGGTTTCTGTGCTTTTGCTCCATCTTTCCGGGCCCAATTGCGGATAGTAGCCAGATGATTCTTGTAACTCACGCCCTTGGACGCCATGTAGCTACTGAGGTTCTCAATTCTGGCCTGCCAATCCGTAGGAAATTCCGCTTTTAGCTTCTCCATGTCGGTGTCCGAAAGCAAAACGTTCTTGTATTCGCCATACTGGTGGCGTTTTTCGGCAGGGGAGTGGGAAGCAGGCGCTTCGCCTGCGTCTTCCGCATTCGTATTCGGATTACGAATAGGATTCGGATTGGATTGGATTACGGGGACATTTGCATTCATCTGATTGCAAATGATTTCAGATGTATTCACGCTTTCACATCCGTCTTCCGGTGCAGGGTACTTGCTGCGCTTGGCACGTACAGTCTGGTGGTAATTCCAAGTTGGTAGGTACAGGTACGGCTTGCCCTCAAACACATACAGAGTAACTAAACCTGCACTCGCCAACTTATTGATCGCCCCAGTGACGGCTTTCACGGTCAAAGTCTCTTTCAGCGGAAACAAACGGTTTTTGATAATAGCGGGACGTCCATCAAATCGCCCGAAATCGTCACAGTTTACGATAAGACGGTAGAACAGCACCTCTTCAAACCAGCCTAGCCCGTCTATGCTGTCGCTAGTGCAGATGCTTTCCTTTAAGATCCTGTTGGGCATTGGCGTTCCCTCCCCAGAATCTCTTCGAAATATGGTCGATACATGGTGATCCACTCCGGGAGTCGCTGCACTACCAGAATGTCGTGGTAGTTTTTTGTACAGAATACGGTGGGCAGGTCACCCTCTGCGGCGTCGTGTACGGCCTGACCTATCCAATCGTAGATCAATAGCCTTTCCTGGTGTTTCGCCTCAATGTGGATGCCTGGGAGCCCCACAAGGTCGGCGGCGTCTCCGGTGTTGCCGCAATACTGTGCCGTCCGGCGGCAATCCTGGAAACCGTAGTCTCTCAGGATGCCAGCCAGCCGCAGTTCAAATCGCTTGCCCTTGGCGTTGCTGTTGATTGGCATATGTACACCTCCTAAAACGGGAAATCGCCGTCATCGTCCTCCAGCTGGGTGAAATCAGCAGCATCACCGTTAGGAGCATCGTAGCCGCCGGAAGTGGTGTCGCGCTTGGAACTACCGAAGTAGACATTGTCTGCTACCACCTCGGCACTCCGACGCTTATTTCCGTCCTTGTTTGTCCATGCCCGAATTTGAAGTCTGCCGGATACCACCGCCATGCTGCCCTTGTCAAAATACTTGGAGACGAACTCCGCCGTGTTTCTCCATGCAACGATGTCAATAAAATCGCATTCCTTCTCGCCGTTCTGGCTCTTGTAATCACGGTCAACAGCCAGCGTGAAGGAAGCAACCGAAATCCCGCTGCCGGTGTGCCGAAGCTCCGGATCACGGGTCAAGCAGCCCATGAGAACAATATGGTTCAGCATCAGGTTTCACCGCCCTCAGAAGCGGCTACAACCTCGCCCGTCTCGGAATCCACGATCGTTACGTCAGGCTCGGCGAACATATCGTCCGAAATGGTGTCCTTGATGGTTTCGTCGGTGCTGATGGCTCTGACAAAATCGGATTTCAGCGGGGCGTATTTGAGCACACGTTTAAGGACAGTCTTTTTTGCCATTTCCTCAAAATTGGTCTGCCAAGGCCCATTTCCGTAGGACTTGGAATATTTCTGCGCGTGAGTTTGTACATCCTCAATGGACATAACTTCGAATCCGTATCCGTCGTCTTTGGTATGGAATACGGCATAGAAAAAGATAGGGGCACCGCGATCAGATTTTGCAGGAATGTGATGCAGTTTAGGTTCCAGGCCCAACTCATAGGTAAAATCGTCGTTTTCGTAGACGGTGTGGGCCTGAATCATCTTGACTTCGCCAGAACGATAGGCCAAATCAATCAAGCCCTTGTAGCCCAACTGGAACTGGCATTCCAGTCGTCCGTGATTGCGGTAGGGAATGAGGTAAGCCTGTCCAAGGGGTGTGTTAGGCTCAACGCCAAGCTGGGCGGCAGTCATCATAGCACCGAGGAAGCTGTTCGCGCTGCATTCTGACAGCTTTGGGTTGGTGCTAAGCGCGGAAAGCGTAATCCGGGTGAAACGTTCCGGCGTAATGACAGAGGGGAGCGCTTTAGCGATTTCTCCCTCCATGCTCTTAATCAAGGAGCGGATGCCCTTGGGCTGTTTACTTGCGGCAACGGCCTTTTGCTCCTGGGCCTTAGAAATAATACCTTCGTTCATATTCAAATCTCCTTTACCTCAAATTTTCTATATTCGGTGGTATGGTAGTAGTCACTCAGATTTAATTCAGGGTGTGCCGCCTGAAGCTGTTTGGTATCCAGACTCCGGCGGCTCTGGCTTTTCCAGCTTACAGCAAAGTCGGAACAGGTACCGCACTCTGCATCTCCAAGCCGCCGCTTGAGCTGATTGGCGATTGCATCGGCTTCCTGCGCAGCTGCTTTGGAGCGCTCTTTTGCAGACAGGTAATCCTCAACGAGACGGTCACAGCCGAATAGGTCAATGGTGGTACCATCGGAATGGGGGTGTACTGCCAGCAAGGCTTCTGCCGTTCCCGCTCCGCTATCTGCGGGAGGCTCAGTATCCGTCTCGATGTAATGCCAGAACTCAGCCGCAGCATCCCGGATTGCGACGAATTCCGCTGGACTGACGTATGTAGAGCCCTCACACCATTCAGGTGTAGCGGCATCCGACACAGTGGTAAGCTGGAATACCTTGAATTCTTTCCCGAGTACCACCACGGCCAAGTACCAGTATGGATACCCGGTGATTGCCATATAGGTCACACACTGCGCATAGTAGCTTTCGGGAAAATTGCCGTCAACAAAGCGGCTTGCACTATATGCAGATGCTGTTTTACACTCCAGTCCAGCTCTAAACCCGATAACTCGCCGGTCAATGTTGGCGTGAAGATGGGGGTAGTCACTGTTGCGTAGGATGTAGTTTTCCCGTGCAACCTTCCATCCGGACAGCTCCGCAAAGCGGTGGGCAACATAGTCCTCCAGGTCGGTGCCCTGGCGCATTGCCTCATTTGGCTCTATGTCAGGCACCTGGCCGGTTTTGTTGGCCCAGACGGAATAAGCCGATGCATATTTGTTTAGCCCGAGTATAGCCCCCACCTCAGAGCCGCCAATGGACTTCCGACGCTCTGCAAGCCAAGCGGAACGGCTCATGTCACTGGTCTTGATTTTAGTAATCATACGGGCACCTCCGGCAGCGGCTGATAGATCTCTTGCAGAATATTCTCTGCCAGATCATCCTTGCACGTCTTGCAGTACCATGCATCATCCCAGCGGTACGCAAAATCTGATGTGATCGCCTCCCCACACGCATAGCACCGTGGGCGGCTGTTCAGCCAATCGGTGTTTTTCTTGTCCCAACGGTTAAAGTCCGCAATGGGGTCGGCAGAATAATATCGAAACATTATCCTTCCTCCCCGAGCTCAATCTGAGCCTCTGCAAGGTCTGCGGCAAGCTGATATGCCTTACCGTGTTTATCGTCACCGTGGGTCTGCTTGACCTTCGCGCGGAACTCATCCACCGTGCCATGGAAACATCCGCAGCAAACGGAGATAGTAAAGCCATCCGAAAACTTTACGCGGAAGAATGTGGTCGTATCATCACGGCTGCCGATCGGTCCGACAGTCAATACATGGGCTGTTTTGTACACCCGCGCCTCGTCGGACACCCGGGCATCGCCGGACACCAACGCCTTGCCGTACACCCGGGCCTTGCCGTACACCCACGCCTTGCCGGACACCCGGGCATCGCCGGACACCAACGCCTCGTCGAACACCCGCGCCTTGCCGGACACCAACGCCTTGCCGGACACCAACGCCTTGTCGAACACCCACGCCTCGTCGTACACCAACGCCTCGTCGGACACCCGCGCCTTGCCGTACACCAACGCCTCGTCGGACACCCACGCATCATGCTCCTGATCCAGGTTGGCTTCACTTTCGATCCAGCCTCCCATATCTCCGGATTTTACGTCCCAACGCTTAATATCAATCAGCGCACGGATTCGGTGCAGCGTGATTCCGCACACCATTTTAGTTTCAGATGTAAGCTCATATTTTTTCATATTGGTTCCTCCTGATTTTGATTGACAAATTGATGTATAAGCGCTACAATCAAACCGTAAGCTTATGTTTATCCCTGCATTGCCGCCTCCGGGTGCAACCGGAGGCGGCGTTTTTGATTAAAGGGAGATAATCACCTTTCCGCTCCCAGCTTCGGAAGCAAGCTTATCCTCCAGCCAATCCTTAATCGCCTGACGGGCTGCAAGCTTCCACATGCCGCCGTCAGCCTCTACAAACTTAATGCCACGCTCCGTCACACGGATCAGAAAACGGCTTTCCGGCTGTTCGACCTCCTGAAATGTGCGGTACGGGCGCAGATTGATAATGGGCCGAATGTTGGCATTCCGCTGAAGCGCCACACCGCTCTGGGTCACCACAGAGGTAGCGATTCCGTTGTCGTTGTATGTGACCTTGCTTCCGGTGGTAATATCGCTTAGAAGCTTCAGCGCATATGTTGTATCCTCAGTCTCCTGAAACCGTGCTCGCAGCGCGATCATGGCTTCTTCAAAACCCATCAGCGTTTCAGCTTCCCAGCCGGGTACGTCCGTGGCCTTTACCTCATAGGGCATGATCCGGAGGCATCTTGCGGTGAGGTCAGGCATAGTGAATGCGATCACCTTCATATGGCTGGGGATCTGGATGAACAGTGGGCCAGCATAGGTCTTGTCCAGCTCCTTTTTCACCATCTTCACCAGGGCGTCCAGGCTGTTCAGCGTGATAGTGACGATTCGGTCCAGCTCCGGGCGGAGTTCTTCAGCTCCATTGGGCCCAATCATGTAGGTGCGTTTCTCTACGCTCTCCAGTCTCGGCGTTGCCAGATCGGCGATTTTTTCAATAGCTTCTTTTAACATAAACTTGTCCTCCTTTTGACTTATACCGCAGCGCCGATCAGCTTCAGCACCGGCGCTGCCGTCTGCTCAATTCCGTTTATATCGACCTGCCCGGGCACCTGCGGCGTCATTTCGACGACCCGAAGCTCACCGGTGTGATCTTCGCCAGCAATGTACAAGGTGGTAGTGACAGGATTCACCGTAGCCAGTGCCGTTTTCACCGTAGTAGCCACTCGAATATTGGCTCTGCTGTCATCTGGGATAAACTCCATGGTAACAGTGACTTTCCGCTTTGCAGTGGCCTTTGTGTTGACATCCCAGATGTTATCCATGACCTTGTTGACTTCATAGTCGATTACTTCCTTGAAGCCGCCGTTGGCCATGTCGATCAGGGACGTTCTCAAATCATTTTCCATAGAAACACCTCCTAAAAAGATTGACAAATTAAGGGATATACCTTACAATGTCCATGTAAGCTTACCCCAGCATTTGCCGCCGTCGGGATTCCGCCCCGAAGGCGGCTTTTCTATCCCCACTGTTCCGCCATCGCCCTGGCGATCCCGGGAAATGATTTACTTCTGTTCTTCGCACGGTCCGTTGTAAACATTCCCCTGTGCTCTGCTCCGTGTTTATGGCTATAGCTTCCGCTCGGGCACCATGTGGCTTTTGGCTCTACAATATCCGTTGGAACCAACGGGGGCAGCCCTTTAAGCCATAAGCACGTCCTTTTTGTGTACGGGTGTCCGAATTGCCACGGCTGGACGGTTTGCGTATATGCTGGCATTGCAAACACCTTGCTGGGGACTGGATTTTCAATCGCCACCTTGGGAATATTAGAGTTGTAAAACGCCATGAAGAAATCGCGCGCCTTGATTCCCTGTATCACCCGATCAGCTTGTAGCTGGTGCCCTTTCCACAAGTGCCGAGCTCCAGCATTGCTGAGATATGTACACGGTGGATGCGCTATCATCAAATCCCATCCGGGGATATCATGTGTCTGTCCGTCCATGGTGGTTATCTGTTCCCCCCTCATGGCTTCCAGCGCATCCCCCAAGATGTGCCACTCAGGGTGTCCGCCACTTGGCTCCTGTATATCGCAGGAGTACGCTTCGTGTCCGCGCTCCCGGAACGCCTTGCATACGGCTTGGGATTCCTCGCACGCAACCAGTACCTGCAATCACAACACCCCCGCCGCAATCATGATGGCCCACAGGATCACCGCCGCCGAAACGGCCCCGAGGCTCATGCCGTTCAGAAACCTTGCCAGTTCTCTGCTGATCCGCCGTTCCAACTTTCCGTCCGTCGGCACTTCTTCTGTCCCCGTGCGCTTGATGATCTCCGCCGGGATCACCACCGCATCCTGCTGGTCGGCAAGCTCCTGATTACGCTGGGCAAGCGCCCGCTCAAATGCCAGGTTCCATGCCTCGGGATTTCCTAGGATCCCCTCGTTTTCCTTCTTCGCCGCTTCCTGCCGTTCCAGCAGCAGTGCAGCTCTTCTGCTCCGGTTCTGTGCCCGGTCAATTGGCGTCTCGATTCTCATGATTATAATCCTCCTGTTTCTCCGAATACGATCATTGCCATGTTTGCCCCGGCGATCTGGTGCCGCATAAGGTTTGCCTTTACCGGGTAGTGAAACAGTGGCTTTGGATCTTTGTCCAGACTTTCCCTCTGCTCTTGCAGCAGGACATCTTTTTTTTGCAGATCCTGCAGCGTCATGGCCAGCAGCTCCGGAAGCCGACCAACGGCATCCCGCAGCGCTGTCAGGCTTTCCGCAGTGACCGGGCTTTCCAGCGTCTTTGTCCGCCTGTTCCACTTGAACTGCCCGGTTGCGGCAATTGCGTCATAGTATTCTCCAACGTTGCTGAGCACCAGCGTGTTGGACTCTATGTGGAACTTCAT